CGTATTTCGTCACAGCCAGTAGCCTCAGGTACACCGTGCAGTCAACTTGCGGCCTTGTCAAGACAGACCGCCACCGCCTTGTCAGGTACGACCGCGCAAATTACGGCGAAGACTACCAAAGCGGCTAGTGATATGACCGCTATGCAGGCGAACATCACTACAGAGCTTGCAGCATTAACGCCTTTGATGGTAGCTCCAACAGACCTACCTTCTGTGTTGACTTGGATCAACAAGATCATCGTGACCTTTGCCGGCCCGCATGCGACGTACTTAGCGCAACAAACAACTCTCGCAGCGCAAGAAACTCTGTTGGCTACTACCATATCGAACTTTGCAACAGCACTTACTAACACGACAAATGCGATAGACAGCACCATTTCAACTGCGCAGACACACTTTGGCTGCTCGATTTAAGAAAGGCCAGTAACGAATGGCTTCTATTTCATATCTACCTCTAGATTCTGACTATGATCCGGTTTTTACTGATGGTGCATCACTGACCGGAGTGCAAGCTGTGACGCAGGCTATCCTAACGCATCTGAAATTGTTCTACGGAGAATGGTGGGAGGATCTGTCTGTCGGTTTGCCGGTATTTCAGACGATGCTTGGGCAGTTAGCGTCTAAGCGCGGAATGGCTGCGATGCAGCTTGCTATAGTACAGAATATTGAGCAGTTGTCGCCGTATGTAACTGCCGTGCAGAATGTGCAAGTAAACTTCGTGAACGGGCAATTTTCTTTTACCGCCACAGTACAGACGATTTTTGGTGCTGTAGTGGTGAACAGCGAGCTGCCTGGTGCAGCAGCTAGTCTGGGGGTATAGTAGCCATGGCCTATGCAGCACCAACAGTCACGGCGGCGGGTCTTGTCATATCTACCTACCAGGACATACTGGCAGACAACATACAGGCATATTTGAATATCTACGGCCAGAATCAATACATTGGAAAGGACAGCGCGATATATCAACTTCTGTCCATTCTGTCTTTGAAACAGTCAGACACTAACCTCGGGCTTCAACTAGCCTACAATCAATCATCACCACAGACGGCTGTCGGGGCTGGCCTCGACCGCGTCGTGAAGATGAATGGGCTGGCGCGGGCACCGTTCAGCTATTCTACCGCGCTACTAACGCTGACCGGCACATCTGGGCGAGTTATTACAGACGGCTACGCACAGGACCAGACAGGCAACTTATGGGCCCTTCCTGCCACAGTAACTTTAATCAGCGGAACAGCGACGGTAACGGCTATCTGCGCCACACCTGGTAATGTCGCCGCTGAGCCTGGTGCCATCAACATTATAGCCACGCCGGTAAGCGGCTGGTCGACAGTCACTAATGCGGTCGCCGCTGTGGCCGGGCTTCCGGTGGAAGCCGATTCGCAGCTTCGTTCGAGACAGTCCGTCAGCGTGGCCTTACCATCGCTAACGCCGTTGGCGTCTACTGTGGCTGCCGTGCTAGACGTGCCGAACGTTACGCGTGTAGCACCTGGCTATCCTACACCCAGTGGCCCTGGATCATCCATCGAAAATCCTACTGGTGCCACAGACAGCTGGGGTAATCCGGCACATTCAGTGTCTATAGCGGTAGAAGGTGGTACCGACGCTGACGTGGCCTACGCCATCTATTCTAAGAAGACTATCGGGTGCGCCAGCCACGGAACTACTTCTGTCCCTGTTACCGACGTCAATACCGGGTATATAGAGGTCATCAACTTTTACAGACCGACATACTTGCCGATCTACGTCAGCGTAGCAATTCACGGCTACACAACCACGCCTACGTCAGCCGTGCAGACAGCCGTGCAGACAGCTGTTACCTCGTACCTGAATACCTTGGCTATCGGCGAGACCGTGGCCATATCCGCAATCAACTATGTGGCTATGTCGGTCAACGCCAGTCTCCCATCGCCAACCTTCGGTGTACAGACGTTGACTATGGGCATTACTACTACGCCCACTGGAGTGGTTGATGTGGCCATGCCGACTTTCTACACTGTTTCGCAGGGCGTAACTGCCAATGTCATAGTTAGTGTGGTGTAGGCATGATAAACTCGTACTATGGAACAGGCGGCTACGGGCAAAGTGGTTATGGTAATCAACCGCTAGAGACACTTCCAATTGGGTACTACACAAGTCGCTTGACTTCTGAGTACGTCAAGTCACCAAAATTGAATGCTCTACTATATGTACTACTGAAGAAGTTTGATGATGTAACTAATTGCATGGTTCAGCTAGACACCGCGTTAGACTTGGACGGGGCCGTCGGCGTGCAGTTGGATTTACTGGGTTCTATAGCTGGGGCCGTGCGTACGCTACCATTTCAACCGAGTAATGGCGTCAGTCCTGTACTTGATGATTCCACGTATCGGACTTACATCAAGGCAAAAATCGCGCAGAATCAGTGGGACGGCACTATTGACGGACTGTACGCAGTATGGCGTAGCTTATTTCTCGCCGCCACCATCGTGATCGCTGACAATCAAGATATGACGGCTACGTTGTTCATAGGCGGCATTCCGACGTCCATACTGTTGGATATGATAGCTGGTTATGCGGTTAACGGCGCTACATCTGGTGTAGTACGAAACGGTCTGATCGTACCGCGCCCTGAAGGCGTGCAGTACTCGTTCAGTGTAGGCACATTGCCTGCCTTTGGTTTTGGTAGTTCGCCCGGCTTTATTGCCGGCTTTGGAGAGGGGCATTGGTAACCCATGGCTACTAGCAACTTTATACAGTGGAACCCTACTGCGGCCAATCAGGAGACCGACGCGGCTTACCTGGCAGACTCGCAACGCGCAGGCGGAGCCAGTGACCCATCTATCTTCGATGCAGCGCTGGCAAACAAATTATTCTATCAGCTATCCACTGGTATGTCAGCCTTGATGGATATGATGGCTTATAAGGGGTTTTCAGTATCAGATGCCTCACTAGCCACGCTTCAAGCTCAGCTAGCAAACATCCTAACAACGGCTGATTTACGTGGCTATGGCGGCCTGCAGTCGGTACCATATGCGACTTCCATCGTACTAAATGCTGGGCAGTATTTAAATTGGCAGATAGCACTTAATGGTAATACGACGATTACTGTTGCCGGCATACTGCCCGGCGACACTCTGTCAATTGTATTCGTTAATGACTCCGTGGGTGGTCACACGGTCACATGGAGCGCGCCGTTCGAGAGCGCCAGCACTGAGCAGCCATCGACAGCTGGTGGTGCTACAAGTGTGCTGACGTTTAAAGTACGTCTAGACGGATCTGTCTATCCTCAAGGACCCGTAATGACAAACGGTGGCGCGTATGGTGGAATTGTAAATACCTCAATAACTAACGGCAACATCAACTCTGCAACTGTAACAAACGGCTTGGTGGATTCTACGCCCATAGGGTCATACTCACCTTCGAGCGGCGTGTTCACATATTGCCAAGCTAATGGCACGATGATCGCACCGACTGTAGCCGCTAGCGATAGCAGCACCAATGTAGCCACTACTGCGTGGGCCAAACTCGGGCTGAGCGTATCATTGGGCAGTAACGGCTATGTCGGACTGCCTTCTTGGCTTGGCGGGTGGATGGTGCAGTGGGGCACTACCGGCACGCTGCCGTCTAACTCTACTAGCGCGCAGACATTCAATGGTTCAGGATTTCCCAGCGCATGCCTAGCGCTTGTCGGTGTGGACAGCGGACCACGTGTGATCAGCGGGCTAGCCCAGGCAGTGGCAATGGCTCCGACGTCCAGGACTGGGTTCAACGTTCTTATTAATGGTTCAGGCGAAACAGTTACATGGATTGCGGTGGGTAAATAATCATGGCCGGTGAGACAACTACTCCAAATATAGGCTTGCAGGTGCCCGCGTTCAACCAATCAAACTGGCAGACGCCGCTAGACTATGATTTGAATTTGCTGGACCTTATTTTTGGTGGTGAAGTAACGGTACCGGGACTGAGCGTCACCAACTTCACCATAGGCAATGTCGCTTCGCTACTAGTACCATGGTTTAAGAGCGAACAACTTGCTGGCGCAGTACCGGGCTCTATCTACACATTTAGCTATGTTCCTGTCCTGCTGTTTGGCGTATTCCAGAATGGTCTACTTTTAAGACCGACTCTGGACTATACCATAAGTGGCCTTACGATTACTCTGAATGCGGGTACTACCGTGTCCACGGACACAGTTTGGGGGCTGTATCTATGGCAACCAGTTTAGACATCTGCCGACGTAGTTCAGGAGCCATTAATGGAAGAGCATAGATCGAACGACAGACAATTTGCGGGCGTAAATACACTGCAGAAGCGTATCGAAGAACTGACTAAGGAGCGTGATTCTCTAGATAAAGATCGCCAAGATGCGCAGACTAGAATGCTGGAAGACCACGGGCTTGCGCTGGCAGAAATGAAGATTACCTTGGCGACGGTAGTAGCAAACATCAAAGATCTTCCCAGAACCCTTGAGGTCATCAATACACGCCTTACCGCACAAGAAAAGTGGAAAAGTTGGCTCGGGGGAAACATATCCGCGTTCGGCATCATTGGCGTTTTCCTCGGCTTCATCGTGACGTTGATTGTCAATGCATGGTTCAAAAGGTAAGGTAAAATGAAACCAAGACCGCCGCACGATCCTCTGCAACCTAACGATCTCTAAGAAAAGGAAACATCATGATGCAAGTTCCACAGCAATCGTGGGCGATACTGATAGCCGTTCTGGGGGTAATCTGTGCAATTGTTGGGTACGTTCTTCCAGGCGATGTGGTCTCACGTCAAGCCATGTTCACTATCGCCAACAGTCTCGTCAGCGGTGCCCTCGGAGCTTTTGCCGGTCACGCAAGTGCAACCAGCAATTCCACAGGGCCCAACGCCACAATCAACAACCCTGGCGCCACCTTTCCCGGTGACGCTTCTAAGTAGCGCCAAGGAGGCGCACAATATGGGATTTTCTATCAAAGCAGTCATCGGCGACATTGAGAGCGCCGAAAAGACATTCGTCGGTTTCCTGGTAAAGGAATATTCGGCGTTCTACAAGAACGAGCCCACGCTGATTCAGACCATCGATACCGTTGTCAGCTACGCAGAAGACGGCCTGGCCATCGTTCTTCCCCTGGCCGGCGCGGGCACGCTGGCCGGTCCCATCGATGCCATCGTAGAAGAGGCGGTAACCGACCTCAACCGTGCTTCTGCTCTCGTGTACGATTTCGGTCCCAGCCCCAATGCCGCTTCGATCTTTGCTGCTGTGCAGACCAACCTTTCGACTTTGGAGACGGCGGGGCACATTACCAACCCGGCCACGGTTGCCAAGGTCAAGATGATCATCAACGCTATCGGCACGGTCGCACAGTTGATCGCCAAGGCGGTTGCGGCTGCCTCTGCGACCCCGGCGACCGCCACCTAACCGAGTTTTGTACGGGGTAGCCGACACAAGACCCGACTGCCCCGCTTTTGAGGCTCCTATGAGCAAAGACCCGAATGTAATTCCTGCACCAAGCGCGTGGGTGCAACTTGTGGCCGCGCTGAAATTCATCACAGCCGGAATCGTACTCGCAGCCTTGCCCGGTTTGACCGTGTGGGGCTGCTTTGGTTTGAACCATGCTGCAATCGTCGCGCTCGACAAGTGGGGAAATTCAGCACCAACGAAGACCTTGGACAGAGTTAACGCCACCCTGGACGCCATCAATGCACCCTGTGTAGATTTTCAAGGAAACTATACCTGTGGCCCCATAGTTCAACTCTCACAGACTGAGAAGAATGTGGGCATCCTGGCGGCTCGCAGCGCACAACAGGTACAGCAGACAGGAACACTGGTCACCGCAGTCGCGAGCAACCTCAACACCGTGGGCGATGCGGTCAAGGCTACAGCCTCGCACCTGAATAAAACCGCAGACGCGGGCACAGGTACGCTCAATGCCGCGACAGGAACGCTCATAGCGGCCACCGGGGTCATCCAGACGCTCACGATAGACGCCCGGACGACGAATGACTTACTGGTGCAATTGAAGCCCCTCATAGCGAGCTACACGGCCACCGGCAACGATTTGGATACCAGCGTGAAAACATTCAACGGCCTAATGGCAAGCCCAAATGTCACGATCATGCTGGCGAATGGAGCACAGTTCACCACCACGGCGGTGCAGCTTGAGCAGAAGCTAGCTCAATGCACGTTGCACCCAACAATCCCTTGCGTGCTAAAGAGTGACATCCTCTTCGGCGCTCAGGTAGGCGGTTATCTTTTGAGATGAGAATTTAATGAATAGACTTCAAGTAGCGGCGATCTGTAGAAGCTACGGGCCAGCGCTGAACTTGCCGCCCGGCCTGGACGGTGCGCAGGTGCTGTGGGCTCTGGCTGGCAATGAGTCCAGCTTCGGCGTCAATTGCACGCCACGCCATGAACCTGCGTTCGACCAAGGCGGTGCGTATGGTGC